GAATCGACCGAGTATCCAACTAATCGAAAATAAAGGCCGTTCTAACATTCCCTCCTGGCCAAAATTTACTATATCTTCAAAAGGTATTTCTTGAAAATTCATTTTTCAACCATTCAAAATCATTTATTAACTTCAGCGAAGTATAATTGTCTTTGTTTCTTATTCCGTATTCTCTTCCGGCATTCGCGCCAGAAATGGAAAAATCTCCAAACAACCTGTCTTTACCATAATCAGAACACCATCTCGATAATCTAAAAGTGTCTAGTTCTTTGTTTCTATATTTTATAGTGCCTGCTGCAAGTTTGCAACATTCTCTAAAAGCTGATCGCCAAGTAGAAAATTCGTCGGTATTAAAACAGGTAATATTTGATATCTCAGGAAGAGAAACTATTTTATCACTGATACTAGTTGTCATGTCGGCTTTGCTAAGGTCGATATTTAATACTAATTTTTTGGGTAAAAGTTTCACTCCACCGTAACCATAAACTAAATCATTGATAGGATTAATGCTTTTATAAATATAAACTGTTTCTTTGTCGAGATCTTTATACGCCGAATCGTATTGAAAATAAAAATGATCCATTATTTTTGCGTCGCCATCGACCACCCAAAACATTTCAGTCATCGATTTTTGTGCTGCGGCTATATGTGCTTGATGAATACCCTTAACATCCTTGACTCGCTTCGTCAAAGGAAATCGATCTTTTAATCTTTTAAAATTTTCGTCGGCATTAAGTTCGCCATAAGAAATAAATAAAATATCAAACATGTTTGACACACTCTTTAGTAATTATTACATCGGCTGCGCAATGACAGAGAGTTTTGTCACAGATAATCGGTTCATTGGGCCATCGAAATCCGTCAACTATATTCCCGAATACTCCACCGACTTCGCAGTTTGCACGCTGTATTCCGCCATCGTAATGCACGAATAAACTTTCCAAACCAATATTACATTTCCACCCATTGAAATTATTAATCTTATTTTTTTCTAAATCAGATTGTATAGTTAAAGAAAAAAATTCTCTGGATTGATCTTCATAGACGATATCTGAAAAATGTCTACTTCTTCTAAAATTTTCAATTTTAGGATCTCCGAAAATTATAGGAGTATTTCTAAAAAAATCTAATTGATCCGTGTCGTATGTGGCATCAAAATAATTTTTACCTGTACCGAAATCTGGTAATATTCTAACAACCTCTATGGTAAATGGTTCAGAGGTCATCAAAGCTTTTTCATAAAAACTCACGCATCTTTCCCAATTCTTCGGATGCATCATCACACGCAAAGTTACATATGTTTGGTGAGATATTTTTACTAATTTATCTAAAAATTCAATTTCTTCTTCTTCAGTCTTCACAAATTCACTGTGATAGCTGACACTTAAAGAACAGCATTTATTGACAATCTCTTTCCAGTATTCCCAAGAACGTACTAGATTTGTTGTCACGTGTACAGTGCCCCCTCGATCATATATTTCGTTGACTAAACTTTTAAAAAAAGGACTGACCGTAGGTTCTCCTCCTGAAAGACTACAATGGACATACGGATATTTTTGAAAACATTGGTCAATAAAAGGCTTTACATGGCTCCAATCGTAATGATGATTTTTCCCCCCATGCACTATCTCGGGACAATAGCTGCAATGATAGGTACAAATATTATTTAAAATCCAAGTTAAAAATAATCCGGGAGATGTTTTTTCTATCTTGATTATTTTTTTATTATTATAAGCTATTGGATTCATATCTTTCTCTGATATAATCTAACTCAGGAATAGTTTTAAAAATGTCTTCGTCTCTTACATCATCCAATTGATAGGTAATATGCATAAACTTTTCAGCAGATTTTGAATTATGAGGTTTAGCTAATTCGTGTAAAATATGGGTCAGGAGGTGAGAGATATCTGTATTATATTTCTTATTATGATAGTCGATGAAATCATTTATTTTTTTAATAATTTCTTTCTTATGATCGTCTGACAAAATCTGTACATGATAGTGCTGCGGCCATTCCAGAAGATTAATAAAAAAGTTTTTATACTGCAACCTTTTATTAATCACGCCAATGTCTGTTAAATAGGTTATTATTTCGGGCAATCGAAAAACATTCATTGCTCCCACAGTAATTCCGGGTCTCACGATTATATTATCTAATGTCATTAGTTCTTTTAAATTAGATTCAACTTTAGACCAAACCGTGCCCGATCGAATTAATTCTGCTCTTTCCTCTATCTCGTCTATACTAGGCCAAACTTCAACTTTTCCAAATTCCCATTGGCTCCAGTAATCGAGAACATTTTTCTTACCGTAAGTAAGCATAGAACAATTTGTGTTATAAGAAAGTTTAACATCAAATCTTTCATTTTTAACTAACAGGTCTAATATCTGCCAATGCTCATCCATTAATAACGGTTCACCACCGGCAAAATAAATTTTTTGCACATGTTTGACTTGTTCTTTTAAAAAATCAAAATTGGTCTTATCATCAACGCCATCTATGTTTGTAACTTTTTCTAGCTCTATGGGCCAATTCATTTTTTTAGCATCCGGAACCCATGAACTACTATATCTCGGACCGCAGCTACGGCATTTAAAATTACAGAGATTACTAAATCGAAAATCCCAATATTTTAATTCCATCTTTGTACAGGTACCATCCTCGAGCGTGATCCTAGGTATTTCATCGAGCACCTCATGAAACTCTTTATTATGATATATCCTACCACTTTCCCCTGTGACTTTTTCGCGGCTAAAACATTTAACACAGATTTCAGGTTCTTTACCGTCCAACATTTCTTTGCGTAGACGTTTCATATTGTCGCTATTCCACACTTCCTCAATAGTCTGAGAAGTAAGATCTCCGGCAAAATAATTAAATGTCGAAGTAAGGCAACACGGAACTACTTTTCCGTTGGGTTCGAAATTCAGATGCATCCAAGGTACGGCACATATGGTATCTTTTTTCATTATTTTTTCCTGATTACGCGAGGGGTATTTTGATAAACCGTTTTAAAAAATTTACTTTGTTCTGGGGATAACGGATCTCGAGCTATTTCTATACCTGTTTTCTCAGCGATCATCTCCCCCAACTCATGACATTTTTTATAGATATCATAATCATTATCGATTTCTAACTGAGCTTCTTCCTCCCAATAATTAGTCAACCAGTCAAAATCTCGAACGTTAGAATAATCCCAGTCAGTGCAGTTTATTAGATAACAACCCCCTCTGGCTCCTAAAATGCTCCATATTCCATTATCGACATCTGTGCCTACGTGACACCATACTAGTAGTCTCTGATAATTTTGCCACCACACCTTACGAAGATCGTCAGTTTTACTTCCTTGATCTAAACTCATCTTTACACCCTCACGGAATCCCGCTCTCCATGCTTGAAACGGTGTAGAATTAGTAAAACTTATTGAATAATTTTCGTTAAACTGATAATAACGATCATCGAAACAAAATTCAACCTTTGATTTGTCATCTCCGATCATCGAATTCTCATGTGTTCTCATCTCATTTACAAATTTTTTATTCCAGAGCTTAAGGCCGCCATTTCCGTACATTAACCCATTAACATGAACTTTCCCGCACCAACTAAACACATGTTCTGTTGTTAATCCGAGATCGGCTAAATCAATTTCTATTTTTAGAAAATCAGGATTTATAATATTATCGGCATCAACCGTTACAAAATATTCAGTTTCACTGGCTGCTGCACAGGCTTTATGAGCATTATCGCTGCCTTTGACCCCGTGTATTCTTTTAGCCCAAGGAACTTTTGTACAAAGATCAGCGTAATTTTTTTCAGCGTTTGATTCGTCATAACTAAGAAAAATAACATCTTGTTCGATTATTTTAATTTTCATTTTATAATGTGAATATACCTATCAAAGATTTTCTTACAATATACACTAGTCGGTTCGGCTATGTCAACATTCTCAAAGTTTATTCTTTTACCTTTAAGTAAATCAAAGGTGTTTATACTCAAAGTGTGCAACAAAACATTTGCATCATCCTGTCTGGTAATATAAAGATCGAAATAGCTATACACAGTATCTGACGTTTTAGCATATGCCGAAATCACCCGATCTGATACTGCCACAGACCAAGATCTATGATTTTTAGATTCTCGTACTATGATATCGTATTTGGTAGAATTCGTGTTTTTTCTTGGAATTTGAAAAATCGATTCATCCCAAGACATACTTATCGCTTCATGTACATCTATTTTTGGAGAGAAGACATATTCACTTAATTTAATGTTAAAAGAAACTTTATAATCTCTTAATCGATCTCTTCCTATTAAAATTGGTTTAACCTCTTCGTGGGGTACTTCAATAAAAGAAAGAGGGGAGTCTTCTTTTTTAATATTTCCGATTGACGCTATTTCTCCGGTTTCTTTTATAAAATAAACATATGCGCTGGTATTCATAATCCTAATTTTTTTTCTATTTTTTCTATGATTTTGTCAGTTAAGAATCGTTTTTCGGTATAGTGAAAAACTTCAGTTTGTTGAAAATTACCTATTTTAAGATTACAATCTCTATCAAAGTATACCCCAACCGATGACATCCAATCATCATGACTGACTTTCCATCCTTGTAATTTTGATTTCATATGTACAAATGTTATAGGATCTGATTTTTCATTCGTAAATTTGCTGTTAGTTTCAGATAAAATTTTTGCTGCTAGAGAAGAAGTTATGTCCATACTCGGTCTGCCCGGATAAAATTCCGAAACATACTTTCCATAAAATAATTCCCAGTTATTAGAAATTAGCTCAATCCATTGATAAAATTCTTTAGCTTCGTCTGATTTTTCAAAATAATGCAATGCAGAATAGAAGTTTGGAAGATTGTTTGCAGTAAAAGCTTTTCTATAAAAATCATTGTTTATATGATTTCCCCGATAATCTTTAATTTTACTGGTAAAATAAATTTTATAATTTTTAAAAATTTCCCAATACAAGGTTAAATCTTTTAAAACTAGCATATCAACATCTAAAGAAATATTTTTTTCGTAAGGGCTAACATGATAAATCTTCCATCGATGATCAGTAGAAAATCGAGTTGCCGAGTTTGAATTTTTCCACGGAATAGGAATTATATGATCAAACAACGATTTATATTTTTCATCTACGACATCATCCGTAATTAAAGACACATTAGACAATTCCGGGTTTTGTGACAGCTTAATAGTCATAGCTAAAACACAGGCCATTTTAACATAATCGTTGCCGTTTTGATTTTCAGCAAACAAAATAAACCCTCTAGACATCTATCATCCGTTTTAAGCTAAATTTATTCATGATATGCACACTTAGATCTGTTGTTTTTAAGAGAGTATATTCTCCTAGATATTTTTCTTTTTCAATTAAAAATCGGAATTCGGTATCACTCATATCGATTAAAATATCAGAATCGATCGTGTATAAAAGTTTTCCCGGTAATGATCTATGCCATTGAGAATTTTGATAACCGTTCATTATATGTAAGGCTATGCTAAAAGCATGATCATTTCTATAAACTGCAGAGGAAAATTGATAAATCATCTTGTAGTAAGACCAGTTTTCTCTAATATGATCTAAAAGATTAAAAAATATTTTAGTTTCAGTATTTTTACGAAAAAAGAAAATAGTGGCCCAATAAAAGTCTATAGTGTAGTCGCTGATTTTTTCAAACTGACTAGTATCCCTATGTCCGGAAAGATCTACTGCATCTTTATAAATTAAAAAATCGAAAGGTTGATCCCAACAAAATTTTAAATTATCATTAGCTATTAAAAAATCAGAATCAATGACTAGAGTTTCATCAAATGGCGATAATTCAAATGTTTTAGTTCTAGTTAGATTTCTAAATTCTAATTTTCTATAACTTAAAGCACCGTCATTGAATTTTCTAAAGTTTCTCGAAGAATCTAAGACCACCGATCGATATTGTTGGTTATCTTTTAAATCGATTATAACATCAAAAATTTTTCGATACTCTGGAATACTTTGCTGCAACCAATCAACACTATCGGTCACTAATGCCACCGGTTGATTTAAAAATTTTTTAACACGTCTTGCACATTCAGCAGATATTTTAATGTAATCAATCTCTGAATTATTAAAGGCATAGATTAATACTCCGCTGCTCATTGTGTCATTTTTTCTACAGATCGATTGTTTCTTATTTTTTGGTACTCGCTGTGATAACTATTAGATGCCGAAAAATAAATATCGACGATTTTTTGAAAAAAATCTTTAAGATTTTCAATTTCGATAGGTAGATCATTGTCATCGATCAATATTAACTCGTCATGATTTCCAAAATCTATCATAGTTTTACAAAAATTAATAAGGTCTTTTGTGATAGTGAATCTTCCACCATTTTGATAAAACACACAATCACTTAGAAATTTTTCTTTTAAGGCCCGTTTTTGATTATTTAAAGTGACCATATAATTAGAGAAATCTAAAGCTTTTTCTAATCGTTCATCCATTAAAAACCCTCCTTATTATTATGTATCAATAAGGAGGGTTATTAGATAAAATACTGATTTTAGGCTATGATAGTATCATTAAAGTATCCAGAAGGTCCATATACTAATACGTTTGAACCTGTTGGACGTCGTTGACTAACTTCACTGGCTAACCTACCGGTTACAGGTTCGTCCGGATTTACTACGTTATAAACCACACCGGTTACCGGATCGGTAACTTGTGTAACTGTAGCTGTGTGTAAATCATTAAATTCTATATCAAATGTTATCTGTGATGCTAAATCAGTATTATACCCCGATGATTCTGGATTATTGTTTGTACTATTGACCCTAGCACTTACTTTATAAATGTTCTGAGTATAAGTTGGCGAAGAACTCTTTTGATAAATGACCTGCGGCACTGTAGTTAATTGATAAAAACCTATATTAGGCTGACCTCCTCCCCCAGATCCCGTATTTGTAGTATAATTATAACCCATTTTAACGGAACCTACTAGTGTGTTCAATAATCTTTCCCACGAAAGATATTTGTTGTCTCCGTTTCCACTAGAAATATTTGGTGTTATTATTAGTTCTCCGCCAGCATTAAAAAAATATCTAGCTTCTTTACCATTTCTAAATTGTATTCTCACAGAATGATTAAGCTGAGAAGACCATACTTCATTTCTAACAGAAATGATACCCCCAACAGTACCAGGTCCATTTGGGGTGTCAACATATGTTTCTAAAGTAAATTCTGTCGATGCTACGTTAAATCTATCTGTTATTCCATTAGTGGCAGCAGTATTCATATTAGTAAAATGTACATCTGCTACGAAATCTCGATCTTCTACTGGTCCGGAACCAGACACTAATTTAAGATATTCTGGGTCGGTGGTTATTAAATTTGCTCGATCTTGACCTAACTGATGCTGTCTCATCCTTATAATATCTGAACGTAGTGCATTTAAGTCAGCAGCGGTTACCAGCGAATATTCTATAGCTTCTTTGTTTAATAGATTCGTTTGACCATAACCGAAATTTCCGTAACCTTCGCCCATTACCTGAAGAAGTTTATCTCGAATTTGGTTAAATCTTCTGTGATCTATATTTTGTGTAGTCATAACTATAATCCTATACTTTTATTTATTATAAAGTAATTCCATTTCTATAGGCAGGTCCAACTACATTAACGTTGTCCCCCGAAGGTCGACGTTGTGTAACCTCACTAATTAAAGTTCCAGTCACCGGTTCGTCTGGATTTGTTATGTCAAAAATCGTAATTCCGTCGGTTCGTTGTTCGGTTCTAGCCAGATGCGCATCATCAAAGATTATTTCAAAAACAAGCGTTTTTTTCGTAGAATCGGCAAATTTACCATTTATTGTATATGAGTTCTCAGTATAAGATGGGGAGGACGATTTTTTAAATAATTCTTGATTAGTAACAGTTAACTGATAAAACCCTTTAGCAACTGTGCCTGCTGTCCCGGTGCTGGTTATATAATTATATCCAAATCTTAATTCTTTGACTACTACATTAAGAAGATTACGCCAAGCAAGGTATTTAGAATTACCGTTTCCGTTGTTTAGAGTTGGGGTAAAAATTATTTCTCCCCCGGAATTAAAAAAATATCTAGCTTGGGCATAACTAACAAAGTCTACGAAAACTTCATGCTTAACCGAAGTAGTCCATTCTGCGGTTCTCTGAGAGATTATCCCCCCTTGCGGAAAACTTAATCTACTTTCGATAAAAAATTGTTGGTTCGGGGTGCTGCCTATTGCAAATCTATTCGTTACTCCGTTAGTGGCCGCGGTTTCGTATTTAACTACGTCGGTTTCGGTCACCTTAGAATCTTTACTAAAAATTGCTAGATATTCACTGTTTGAAATTGGCAAAGAGGACCATGTCTGACCCGTCTGATGTTGTCTCATTTTAACTAGATCAGTTCTTAGATTATGCACATCAGTGAGTGTGACTTTAGCAAACTGATCAACATCAACTGATGTCAATGTTTGTCCGTAACCAAAAGCATCGTCATTAGAACCCGTATCAGGGTTTTGTCCACCGGCTCCCATAACTGCCGCGACTTTTTTTCTAATATTATTAAACCTTACGGCTGTTATTTTATCCCCTACACCCATATGTACCTCATAATAGGTTATTTATGGCTTATAGGATCAAGCTTTCGACTAGTTTGATTCCAATATCATTATTAGATTCTAAGGCAATAGCAAACATATTGAATATTTCGTTAGGCTGTGCTACTCTAGCACATCCGTTTGTTGACGCTATTAATCTGTCGCCCTTTTTAACCATACCTTCTACCATAGTAGGTACTCGGCCCTTTAATGCTATATAAGTTCCACCCTCGAGCTGGCTATTCATTTCAAACGCTGGATTTGCCGAAACTACGCCTATCGCTCTGTCGCTATTTTGGCATGCTGTAACTTCTTTTTCTCCTCCGACAGAAACCACAGTGCCCGTTGGATATTCTTTATCTGCTAGATATTTTTCTGCAAGATCGGCATATCTAGCTCGTAGTGCATCGCCATTAAATAACGCTGCGGTAATAGCTCTATTGGCGTCTCTCACCGGAATCGACCATGCTGTATCACTTTCGGTTACTGCAACTAAATTGTTTTGTGAAGACGGTGCTGCAGAATAAAATAATGCTGAAGCCGAAGCAGCTAACCCAGTAAACGTTGTAGCATGAACGTTAGCCCATTTAAATTGTAGACTACCCAACGAATATAGGTTATCTGTTGCAGGGAGTAAAGTTTTACCTTTAATTTGTATAGTTGCTGGGGTTTGACCACCATCATTGACTTTAAAAGTAAGGGTATCACCGGTTAAATTTCTAAAGGCTGGTTGAGTTCCACCTTCGATTAATATGTGTAAATCGTCGCCTTCACCGACCTTTAATCCAATATCGTTAAAGGTCACTGATTGATTAGTTCCCTTAAAATCCGGTCTAACTTCTGAAATAACAGTATCAGCCGGTACATATGTTCCATCAGATTCTAATAGCCCTTTACTTAGTGCTGCTGTCCCCCAATAAACATAAGCTCCTGCTCCGCCAGTCGGAGCACCAGTAGTTGAATTAGTGTTTGGTAACGTCAGGCCTCTTTTAATAACGTTGAACCCTAAAATAAAATTATCAGGATCGTTAACTCCTCCGGGCCCAGTGCCGGGATCAGCTATTGTGAATTCTGCATTTGAAATAACATAAACAACATCGTCATTGATTGTAGCCACGATGATAGAATATGCTGTAGCCGGTGACCCAGAACCTACGCCGGGGGCGCGACCTAATATGATCCTAGATCTCATTTGTGTTAGTCCAGCTCCTGCGGCCTGCGGCCCGATCACAGACCAACCGTTAGATTGCCTTATTTTTAATTGATTAGATCCGATATCGTACCATAAATCACCTGGTACTGAGTTAGGAGGCTCATTACCGTACTCTACCCCGCCAGCGGTTTTCCAGATTTTAACACCGGCGACCTGATCACCAGTATGAAACTTCAGTTTTTTGCTCTGAGAATCATACCAAATTTGCCCGCTTATAGCATTACTAGGACTCTGCGCACCAGCAAAATTTTCTAAAAGATGAACGAAATTTTCATTCTGGATCTCACCGTATCCTGCAAAGTTTTTACCTATTAATTTAACATCTAGGGTCTGCGTTACGGTACCGTCTTCGACCGTAACAATCGGTGTTCCGTTCCATCTATTAATAACATAAGGCATTTTTGCTGGCTCCCAATATAGTGTTATTTATCGCTTAACTTAATAAATTTCATGCTGTAGTAATAGTAGATGGTCCTAAATCAATACTGAATCCCCATCTTCCTAACTGTGGATTATTACCTCCGCTCATTATAAACAGTTTATTTCTTCTAATTTTGGTAATAGTAGATGTTAGAGCTGGAAATGGTTCTATGGTTAGATTGTTTAATACCGAGGCAAGAGATGATCCGTCTTGAGAGGGGACTAATTCATATCCGTAATTATACGCAGTGGGAGGTAAAGAATATGATTGATTCGTTATTTCTGTAGTTACAGCATGTAGATATAATCTAGTTCCAGTAGATGCTACGCCGTTTGGTGTATTTCCTGGATCTGCTAGATCGTAATAAGGAGCTATAATATCTAATATCGCAGCGATAGAAGCATTATCGTCGTCACCTGTATATAATTTATATCCTGTGATGTCTAGAGATAAACTGACTGGTTTATTGTATATTTTAGTGTCAGTGTATATTTTACTAGTAACATCTTGTAAATCAGTAGGCAGATCTATTCCTTTGATCTGTCCTCCGGAAGTTAGCACCACATTCCCGTTACCAGGAATATTAAATTCCATATCTGTATCGACAGGAGTAGAAATCCTATTAGTTGTTATTTGCACCTGTCCAGCGTTTAAATTAGTTAGGGTGCCAATAGTCGTTAATCCAGGTGCTGTAGTAACATTAACACCTAACTGATACTCTCCTGGCGTGTTTGGGACCTGTTCTATAACAGAAACATTATCTATCTTTAATTTTTTTCCTGCAATTAGATTTAAATTTTCTGAAAAATCCCAGGATTCTGTTGCATCGATATAAAGTATAGTTTTATCTGTGTTACCTTTTAAAATTATTCCACCACCGTCGGCCGATACATCCGATG